CTTGTACTGCTGCGTCCTGGATGAGTGGTGATAATGGATTCAGCGCCCCTACCAGATGAGGAGGCTGACGGGTTTCTGCAAACGCACCCATACCGGCCAGGAACTGTTCCCGTAAGCGATCCGGGAGCGACATTGCGTACTCCCACAAACCACCTGGGCCAGGCATTGGCATCTATANAATNCCCAGTTTCGGGTACTTTATATCCTGGTCCCACCTGTCGTCCTTCCCGGATACTGCGAAACGGAGTGACAGCGCACCGTAGCGGGTAGCTGCCATGATGTCATCATTCCGGTCTACTATCCGGCCCTCCTTGCGGTGATAAATCCGAAACTCCTGCCACCACTCCCCCAATGTGGAGAAGACCTTAAACTTGTCGTTTTCCATCCGCTGCAGCATCTCCATGATGCCTGTCTCGATGGAATTCCCCCCTTTCTTTTCCCCTGGTGCGGGTGGATTTTCAAAATGAGAGAAGTGCATATTACATCCGAGATTTCTGTATTGGTCTGCCAGGCCAGGGTTGCCCATCGCGTCCCTGCGGTGACCGTCATGCGGCCAGATGATAGGGATGAATGAAGGCCGCGTTTTTATTGCGGCAGCGTGGATGTGGGGTGCTGCTTTTGCGAGCGCGTAGACATCGTAAACATAGACCACATCCTCGTCCGGGTCGTATGCCAGGTACCACAGCGGTTTTGTGGTCAAACCCGAAATCTATCCCCGCTACCCTGGGCCACTCGTCTGGGATGGTGAAGGGATCTACCATCAGCTTGGATTCATCCACTGGGAAGACAAGACCAGAGCCGATAGCGGGTCTGCCATATCTCCGCATCTCCCTTTCGTGTGGGGAGTAGGCAGAGAGGATCTGATCCATAACCGACTGGGTGAGGTGGCCTGGTTTTCCCGCCTTGCTTCTCACCCTCTCAGATGCGTCATCCCATGCAGCGGTGGTGAGGGATTGGCCTGGTTGGAGGTTGTTCAGAAACGCATGGACGGTTTCCGTCATCCCGTTCTCAGGGGTGAAGGTGAGGAAGGTCATCCCCTTTGTCGAGAGCGTCCGGGTTACGCATTGGCTGTAGAGGTCCCTGCTGGGTTCTTCGTCCAACCAGATTGCCGACACTGCCCTGCCCATGAATTTCTCCACACCCATCTCATAACTTTTGAACTGGAGGGTGGAGTTACCGCCTGAGATGTGTTTTACCAGGGCCAGGGATTTGGCGTTTGGGACACCGGGTTTGCGTTCGGTGCTGATAATACAATCACCGGGTATCCAACCCGTTCCGAGAGCTGAAGGGTCCTCTGGGGCTCCCAGGAGTTCTGCCTGGACAATATCCCTGGTGGTTTCGTTAGACACACCGCAGGCCCAGGCGACAATGGGATCGGCAAACCGCCGCCCCTCCCAATTTTTCGGGTATCTGCCAGTGCAGTGCATGGCTAACTCGGCGGCTCCACTCATGGATTTGCCCACCCGGTTGCCCGCCATAAGGAGGCGCTGGTTGCACTCCCTCCCGGTGGAGTGAAATCGCTCCTGAAATGGGTAGGGGTCGTACAGGTCGAGCTTGTTCAGCCGCTCTCTTTTTTTCAACTCCCGTGCAATCTCTACCTTACGGACGAGGTTAGCCACGTTTAATTTAAGGTAGTGGGGGCTTCCGCTGGTGCCTCTTCTTCCCCCAAAAGAACTTTCAACTCCCTTTCCAGTTCAGCGGTGGAGGATTGCTCTATATGGGTCTGTTCCACCCTCTGTACCGCCTGGTAGCCCGATCTATCCAGAATGTCCTTGGCGGCGGCTAGTTTCACGGTATCGGATGTGGACTGCTCTGCGAGCTTCAACAGGGTATCCAGGGCCATCTGTGCGCCATCCATCATCTTCAGCTCTGTGCGTGACTTTATCTCAGCCTGGAACTGCTTTCGGAGTTGTGAGCCTTTGGATTTGGCTGATCTTTCCGGGTAACCGGCAAGGATGGCAGCGCGGTTAGCGTCACCGAACTTGATGTAGTTGGTGATGAAGGCGTTTTGTTTGGATGTGAGCATATTAGATGTTGGTTATGGATGTGGATTTGACCCCCGCTGTATGGGGAGAATATTCACGTTTTCATAAAAAAATAAAAAGGGGTCGGGGGGGTCACCACCTAGTCAAGGTAGTTTCTCCCTAATGAAATCAATGACTTACAGCCGGTGTGGTGCCTGGTGTGGTGCTGAAGTGGTGGATTTGGTGGGTTTTGGGGGTGAAACCAGCCCCCGGAAGCGTGTGGGTGTGCGTGATTCCTATCTTTCAGCCACATCCACAACTCCACATCCACAACCTCACATCTACTAGCCTCCACAACCTCGCATCTACTAGCCTTTACTGGCTCTACTGTGTTCTTCTCTTGGGGGATTGAAGTAACCGCGATCTCGTAAAGCTCTCAACTCCTCCAAGGTGTAACCGTCATTCGCTTTGTAATCCCGCAAGCGGTCCAGCACTTGTGGCCTGTCCTTTATGAAACCTTCGAGCAGGTTGCAGAAGCGGCACAGTAACCCACGGACCTTACCTGTTTCATGGTTGTGATCCACATGGAGGACCGCAGTCAGGGTAGACTGGTGGTCCCCACATATAACACAACATCCACCCTGCGCCTGGTACATCTCATCGTAGTCTTCTGGTGTGATTCCGTAGTCCCGCTGTAACTGGGTCCTTCGGACGTGCGGCGTATGGCAATCCCTACACCATGCTTGCAGCCCATCTCGTTGGGTTCGGTTACGGTTGAACGCGGTCATGGGCTTGACTGCCCCGCATTTGCCACAGGATTTACCCTGCGGGACCAGCGCCAGGTTTACATCCACTCCTCTACATCATCACCTGAGACAACTGCGACAGGAGGATCACGGGTGGTTGTGTTGTTTACGTACCAGTCTGCCCTGCCATGCCTGGCGAGCCGTTTACGTTCGCGCTCTACTGGGTCTTGTGCNCCGTACCATTCGGAGTCAGGGGTGTCCGTGAGGCGGCGGCGATAGCCGAGGTGTGCTGCTTCTGATTCCTCTAGGTCGAGGTCTATTTCGGTGTCAGCCGCGAGGTCGTAGTACCGACCGGCCATAAAAAAAGCCGCCAGAAGGCAGCTCGCAGTATTCGTTCATCTTACAAATACTATAACACAGGTGTACCAATATTGATACACGCTACATGATAACGGGATCAGCCAGTTTGGTCTTGAGGGTTCGAAGCACACGCTGATCCATGTCAGCAAAGATGCCCTGGGTGATCTGATAAATGACAGCGTAAGTCCTGTACCAGCGGCCTCGAGTTTTTAATCCGAGCAGTCTTATTTTGTCAGCGGGCCAGGTTTGATCAGCAATCGGGAACGACTGGCCTGTGGCGGCCTCACATAATGTCAGCCATACCAACTTACGAAATGCCCGTACCTCGATGATGGAGTCCTGAAGGTCGGGATGTTCGATCAGGATATGACGGAGCTGATGTTCCAGTTTGCGGATTGCGCTGCGGTCGCCTGCATAGCAGACTCGGGCATAGAGGCTGTGGATTGGGTCGCGCCTGGAGAGTGCCGAGGCCACATCCTCCCAGGTCAATTCAGCCTTACCAGATCCACGCTCCCAGCGATTAGGTTTTGCAGCCAGCAGTTTCAATTTCTCAAGACTCAAACAGGAGTTCCATAAGCCGCCCGGCTTCCTGGTCGGATACCTCATGCTTCTGATGGTCATGTGTCACCACCCATGAACGCCCGTCCCTGTCATGGCGTGAGATACGCTGCACCATGCTCTGTGGGCACAGCAGGGTCCCGCCATTGGCGAGTTCTATGAGCAGTCTACGACTCTCAGCTTCCATGTCGTACCCTTCCCTTTCGGTTGATACCAACCCCACACCTCGATCCGAATCCCCGCTTGGCGGACTGCATCCACCTCCTCGGCCGAAGATATTTTCTTGACTCTTGATGAGATGTTGGAATAGCTGGTGGCTTGGACAGCCAGGATGTCGTCCTTCCGTATCGCCAAAATGTCTGCGAAATTCCACAAGTCCCTCCGCTGTTTGGTGATGTGGTTGTATGTCTCCACGACCCAGGCTGTGTAACCCTCGTCACGTAGTTTTTTTAGGCTGAGTTGGGTTGGTGACAAACCGACTCCTTAAATCCACCGCTCTCGCGTGACGGACATATTCAAAAAGATCGGTCCCAAACTTTTCATAAAACCATTTCGGCCACGGTATGCCCCTTGGAGTTCGTTTATTCCGGTTCAGGTGGGCGTATTTCGCCGCACAGTAAGTGAGATACTGGTAACTGTCCTTCGGTATCGAGGAAGGTCTGACTTGCTTGGTCAAAGTACAGGCCGATGTTTCCTTCCCAGCCGCTGCCGTGTCGCTGTTTGGCAATACGGAGGAAGGCGTGGGGGTCGGTTGGCTCATAGTCGAATTCAATCTCCACCTTGCGCTCTTGTTCCCGGTTGCGATTCAATATCCCAACTGCATCCGCAAGATCGGAAATCTCCCCCGCTCCGCGTATATCCATCCGGTCCTGAGAATCTGTGTCGCGTTGGGATTTACGGGTGTGGGCTACCAGGGCGATGTGGATACCGGAGTCTCTGGACTCCATCGCCAGGCGGTTGCAGAAGTTCTTTTGCCGGTTGTAATCGTCGGTGCCTGGAATGGCTTTCATCAGCGAATCGACGACAAACAGATAACAACCAAGCTCCTGACGGCAGAACCGCATAACGCCTATCAGCTCGTCTTCTGGAGGAGCGTCCTGACGGACGTAGAGGTAAACCCGGCCTTCAAGCCACTCCAACGCCTCTTGGTGCAACTCTTTCGCCGGAGCTGCCAGGCCAGTGGTTTGGCGGACAAGTCTGGCGACCTGGGCTTGCGCGGTCATCTCAGGAGAGAAGATGACCGTTGTGAGTTTCTGGGATGCCAGGGTTGTTGCGAAGGAACTGGTGAGTAGTGACTTGCCGGAACCGTTCTGACCCGCCCATACGGAAAATTCAGACGGGCGGAGCTGGAAGTGGTCGTTCAGTTTGCCCCACGGGGTTGCAGCACCCCGGCCAGATGAGATGCCCTGCAACACATCCCAGGCTTCCGCGCTGTATTCGGCTGGGGATCGGATATTTCCAGCCTCCTCCGGGTCCATGTACTTGTGCCAGTCGATCTCTTGTAGCGTTAAATCCAATCTTTGATCCTCGCGGGTTTGACCTTCAGGGCTTGGGGGTAGATGGTGCGCCATCCACGTTCAATGGC